ATTCAAAGACTGCTGCCAGTTTGTATTCTCCAGCAATCGCAAGAACAGTGAAAAGCTTATTCCTCTTCTTTTGGTTCATGGCAAAAAGCTTTGGAACGTAGATTTACAATTTTATATTAACGGAGGATTATTAAATGGCTTGGACTGAAGGCAATCAAAAAAGAAGAAAACACTTTCTAAACATCAATCAAGAAATCCTTGATGCGAAAGGTTTTTTAGAAGAGAGAGAGGCTAAGATCATGCTGTACAAGTTTCTCAAGGAGAATCCGTCTTTCACTTGCGAATTGTTGACTGGTATTAAATTGTTTCCATTTCAGCACATGGCAATCAAGTCCATGATGCTCACAGATTACTTTCTAGGCGTTTGGAGTCGTGGCCAGAGTAAAAGCTTTACAACAGGTTTGTTCGCTGCTCTAGACGCTGTTCTGCATCAAGGAGTGCATATTGGCATCATATCCAAAAGCTTTCGTCAGAGCCGAATGATCTTCAGCAAGATTGAAGACATTATGAAAACGCCAAAAGCCTCTATGTTCGCCGAGGCAGTCACAAGAGTTTCTAAAAATAACGATCAGTGGGTCATGGAAATTGGCCGCAGCAAGATAACTGCGCTGCCTCTTGGTGATGGCGAAAAACTGCGCGGCTTCCGCTTTCAAAGAATGATTATTGACGAGTTCTTGCTCATGCCAGAACGAATCTTTAATGAAGTTATTTTGCCTTTCTTATCTGTTGTGGAAAACCCCACAGAGCGTCAGGAAATTTATAACCTAGAAACAGAATTGATTGAAACGGGCAAAATGCAAGAAGAAGATCGCGCTCAATGGCCGAACAATAAAATCATTGGGCTTTCTTCTGCCTCCTACAAATTTGAATACTTGTATAAACTATATCAGCAATACGAGCATCTTATTTTAAATCCTGAAAAAAGTGATGTGGCGCATCGTGTTATCATGCACTTGAGTTATGACTGTGCGCCAACTCAGTTATACGACCAGTCTTTGATTCAGCAAGCAAAATCAACCTTGAGTCAGTCTCAGTTTGATCGCGAGTTTGGCTCGATATTCACTGATGATTCCAGCGGCTATTTTAAAGTTAGTAAAATGGCAGCTTGTACTATTGAAGATGGTCAAGGTCAATGCGTGGAAATTGCTGGCGAACCAAACGACGAATATATTTTATCTTTTGACCCATCTTGGTCTGAAAGCGAAAGCTCTGACGACTTTGGCATGCATGTTATTAAAATCAATAAAGAAAAGCGAATAGGAACAGTTGTTCATAGCTATGCTATTTCTGGCACTCGTCTGAAAGATCATATTTTTTATTTTTATTATATCTTAACAAACTTCAATATTGTTTGTATTGTTGGTGACTACAATGGCGGCGTGCAATTCCTAAACGCTTGCAACGAAAGCGACTTGTTCAAAAGTAATGATTTAAAAATCGACTGCTTTGACGCAGACTTTGATGACGTTCAAAACTACGACGCATCTTTGCGCGAAGCTCGCAATCAATACAACTTATCGTCCAAAAAGATATGCCATCTTCGTCGCCCAACTTCACAGTGGATTCGGTTTGCAAACGAATCATTGCAGTCTTCTTTTGATCATAAGAGAATTTGGTTTGCTTGCAGCGCAGTTAATGATGACTATCAACGCCAAAGAGGCAAGAGCATTCCCATTGACCAAATCAGGTTCTTGAGAGTAGCAGATGCGGATGAAAAGAATACAGCCGCAAAAATGATTGATTTTATCGAGCACCAGAAAGACATGATTGATTTAACTAAGGCTGAGTGCGCTCTTATTCAAGTTTCAACAACTAGCCAAGGCACACAGTCTTTCGACTTGCCATCAAACCTAAAGAGGCAAAATGGCGCAGATAAAGCTCGTCGTGACTCTTACTCTTCTTTGGTTCTAGGCAACTGGATGGTTCAAACCTACTTTGACATGATGAATTTTAAAGCAGAAGATACAGAAGCTACATTCGCTCCATTTTTTGTTTAAAGTAACTTTGAAAGTGGGATTTGTAAGATTTGCGTGTAATATAAATTAATGGCCCGCTCTTACAACAAAAAATCCGACTATTGGACAAAGTTCAATCAAAAGTCTCTTCCGAACTTTCAATCAACAATTACTGCAAACACTGAGCCTGTTTCGGCTGGTGAACCATTTTACACTTCTGATGCTTCTATGGTTCAATTTGCAAAAGCTTCCAGAGAAGGTTTAAGCAGAACAGATGCAACTTCTAGCAGAGTTAATCGTGCGGCTCTTGCTCCGACTTTTGATCGCTACAGCAGCATTCGTGCTGGCATGTTGCCTTACAGCTTTTCTAACGACGGCGTTTATGTTCGCGAGGCAATTGAGCTATGTCAAAAAGCCTACGCCAATGTTCCTATTTTCCGCAATGCTATTGATTTAATGTCGGAATTTTCCAATGGCGAAATCTTTTTCGAAGGCGGCACAGACAAAGCAAAAGACTTCTTTTATCGCTGGATGCGCAAGATTCGCGTATGGGATTTGAAAGACCAGTTTTTCCGCGAATACTATCGCAGCGGCAACATCTTCATCTACAGAGTTGATGGTAAGTTTGATTTAGAGGACTTTAAAAAGCTCTCCACCATGTATGCAGAAGAAGGTGCAGAGCTTAGAAATCAGATTCCTCTCAAGTATATTCTTTTAAATCCTTTTGATATTGTTGCCAAGCGTGTGACAACTTTTAACGCAACAAGTTATGAAAAGGTTCTATCTGAATATGATTTGGAAAGATTGCGCAATCCACAATCCGAAGAAGACATTGAGTTGCTAAACTCTTTCCCCGAAGCAGACCGCAAAAATATTCAAAAAGGCGGCTTTGCCAAGAACGGTTTAAAAATAAAAATCAATCCAGAAAAACTACATTTCGCATTTTATAAAAAACAAGACTATGAGCCTTTCTCTATTCCTTTTGGTTTTCCTGTTCTTCAAGACATCAATGCCAAGCTTGAACTCAAGAAAATGGACCAAGCAATCACAAGAACCGTTGAGAATGTCATTCTACTTATCACAATGGGCGCACCACCCGATAAAGGAGGAATCAACCATCACAATCTCCAAGCCATGCAAGACCTCTTCCGAAACGAATCTGTCGGAAGAGTGCTCATCTCAGACTATACAACAGAGGCTAATTTCGTTATTCCAGACCTTAACAAAGTTCTTGGACCAGCCAAATATGAAACACTAAATAAAGACATTGAGCAAGGTCTTCAAAACATTTTCTTTGGCGATGACAAGTATGGTAACATTGCCACAAAAATTGACATGTTTATTGATCGTCTCAAAGAGAGTCGTCAAGCTTTCTTGAACGAGTTCTTGCAGCCAGAAATCAAAAGAATCTCTAAGGCTCTTGGCTTTCGCTCTTACCCAGAGGCTCGCTTCAAAGAAATCGACTTCAAAGACAACACTCAACTTCTCCGTGTTACCACTAGACTCATGGAACTTGGAGTTATCACTCCGCAGCAAGGTCTTACAGTGTTTAATACTGGTAGATTCCCACAAGCTGAAGAGATTGCTCCAGCGCAACAGAGCTTTGTTAATGATCGTGAGAAAGGCTTCTACAACCCGCTTGTTGGCGGTGTGCCAGTTATTGCAGACGCTAACGGACAAGAAACAAATCAAACACCTAAATCTGCTGGTCGTCCACAAGGAGCAATTACAGAAGCCAATTTCTCGCGCAAAAACATTCAAGAGATTGTTTACGAAATCGAAGCTTTTGAAAACAACGTAAAAGCTCAAACCAAAGAAAACTTGGGCGTTAAGAGACTGAGCAAGCAGCAAAACTCTGCCATTGAAGAGCTTTGCAAAAAGATTATTTGCTCCCATGAAAAAAATGATTGGGGCAATAAAGCTCTTGAATGTGTAAAAGATTTTAATGTAATAGAATCTTTAGGGCTTCTCGATGAAGTTTCTGAGATCGCCGAATCTCACAAATTAGATTTTTATTCAGCAGCCATCCTACATCATAGTCGCACAAATGAGTCCTAACGAAGTTCCAATTCCTCTCGAAAAAACAGTTGTCATTAATGGTTACACAATTGAAATTTCAATTGCGGAAAAAAAGATGAGCGATAAAGAAAAAACTTCTTATAGGAAGTTCATGGCCAAATGCATCTCTGAAAGCTCTGGTAAAACAGATCGTGAAGCTGCTATGTCTTGCGCTGTCTCATTCGACAAAATGAAAGAAAAGATCATGGCCGAAGATGAAGAAGATGACGATCTTGAAGAAATCAAAAAAGAAGAGGAGGGCGAGGAGAAAAAAGAAGAGGAGGAAGAGAAGGGCAAAACTCTCAAAGAAAAAATCGAGCTTGAGAAAAAAGACATTAAAGAAGACAAGTTCGCATTGGAGCTTGAAAAAAAAGATTTAAAGGATGACGAAGAATACTTAAAAGAATTGGAAAAGAAAAATATGCAGCAGTCAAAATCTGCCGCTAAAAAGGGTGGCAAAATGGAATATCGTGAAAAACCCAAAACTCCAAGCAATTCAGTTGGTATTATCACTGTTGAACAAATCAATAAATGGGAAAAAGCGGAAAAAAATGAAAATCAACTTGATGAACTAAAGGAAACCAAAACAGTTTGGAAGAACACAATAGATTTATAAAAATGGATTTTAAATATAAAACAGAATTTGATGTTTCTATTCGCCAGTGTAAAATTGGCGAAAACTCTTTTATTTCCACAGCTTCACTAGAGAATCTGAAGAGTCTGTTGCCTAGTCAAAGCATTGACTTGGGCAAAAACATTGACCTCATGGGAGTAGCTTTTGACGCTGCTGTTGTGAACCAATTCAATCGCAATGATGACGGCATTGACTCTCAAACTGCCGTTCAAATCGCGCCATACTTCATTCACAAACCAACAAACATTGAGCACAATAAGAAACAAATTGTGGGCCATATTGTTTCGGCTGGTTTTAATTCTTGGGGCGAAAATGTTCCCCTAAATAATCAGGAAGTTATTGAAACAAATGGCTTAATTAATCTAGCTTTGGGCGCAGTAATCTATAAGCTTGTTGATCCTAAATTTACTGATTTGATTTACAAATCAACCAGCGAAAGCAGCAATCTTTTCAACACAGTTTCTGCAAGTTGGGAACTTGGATTTAATGAATATGTTTTGGCTGTTGGAAGTACAAATTTAAAAGAGGCTGAAATCATTTCGAACCCAAAGCATATTGACGAACTCAAAGGCAAGCTTCGCGCTTATGGTGGCAATGGTAAAATGGAAGATGGCTCCAAAATTTATCGCTTGGTAAAGGGTTCTGTTTATCCTCTTGGCATTGGTTTCACCGCTAATCCAGCCGCTAATGTCAAAGGCTTGCTGCTTGATAATGGCATCACCCCAGAAGAAAACGTGTCATTCAAAGACCCGCGAGATAAAAAAGTATTTGCAATGAATACAAAAAATATTTCCCAATTTAATCTTAAAGATGTAAACATTAAAAAATCTATGGATTTAGAATCATTCCTTTCAGAACTCAAAGCTTCTCTCACAGAGAAGAAAATCTCGGAAGAAGCCATCGCCAGTATGACTAGCACATTTGCTGATGCAATTCGTCAAAAAGACGAAGAGTATCGCTCTGCTAAAACTGAGAAAGAAGCTTCCGAAACCAAAGCCAAAGAACTCTTGGCTTCTGTCGAAACTCTTCAAAAAGACTTGTCTGACACAAAAGTCAAGCTCCAAGAAATTGAAGCCGCTCAAGAAGCTGAAAAAGCCTTGGCTCGCTTTAATGCTCGCATGGAGCAAATTGACAATCTTTACTCTCTTGAAGACGAAGATCGTAAAGTTATCGCTTCTGAGCTTCAAGCTATTGAAGCCTCTGACGAAGCTTTCGCATCTTATCAAGATAAGCTTTCTGTTGTGCTCAAGCACAAGAACAAGGAACACCTTGGTCGTTTGGCTGAAGAAACAGAAGCAAAGATCACTGCTGAAGTTGAAAAGCGCCTAAGCGAACTCAACCAATCCACTGCTTCCACAAAGACCGAAGCTGAACTCGCAGAAGAAGCACTTGAAAAAGCCAAGGCTTCTGCTGAAAAAACCATCCCGAATAACAACGGAGAAACTTCCCAAGAAAATAAGAGTCTTAAAGAAAAATTTGCCTCTGCATTCTCTCGCGAAAACATTTTAATTTCTTAATTTAACTACACAATATGGCTATCAGACTACTCCCATTCCGTCAATATGATGACAACGATGTCATCAATATGTACGCACTAGCAGATGCTGCCGTCAACGAATCCGTAACTGGCGTTGGCAGTGGTGATGCTGGTGTTTTTGTTAAGGTTTCCGCTGGAAACTTTGACCTAGACCCCGTAAGCTACGCTACCAACAGCTACCTCGGCAAAACCGACTATCCGTTCGTTGGCGCTAACAGCTACCCATCCGTCAACATCAAGGTCACTCCTGCCGCCTCTGGCGACACCACCAACTGCCTTGGTATCACTCTTCGCCAGACTGCAAAGGCTGACGAAAACGGTGAAAAGCTTCTTTACTATCGCCAAAAGGCTGAAGAACTCATGTGCGTGCTTCCTGGACAAGCTGTTCCAGTTGCCACTCGCGGTATGTTCTCTGTTGGCGCTAGTGCTATTGATGGCACTCTCACTGTTGGCAGCGGCTTCAAGCTTTCTGCTAACGCTGGTAAAGTCACTGGCTGTCTCCACTCCGACACTAGCAAGCTTGGTCTTGTCCTTGGCACTGGCTCACGCACTTCCCAATCCACCACAGATCAATTCGCTGGCAACTTCGCCGTGATCGGTCTTCGCATGTAATCTTAACCAAGGAGGAAACAATTTAATATGAAAATCTCTCTCAAAAGAACTCCAGAACAAATCGAACTAATCAAGGCTATGGCTTCACGCAACCGTCAGGTCGCTTACGAAGCTCAAGTAGCTCTTGCCGAGTTCATCGGCCCTGTTCTCGCCGAAGTCATCAACAACGCTCCGACTCTAAGTAATCTATTTACTCAGCTTCAGTTCAACGCTGACGATAATCCTTCCATCCCGCTTGACCTTTACTATGATATTTCCGACGAGGACTATATCACTGTTTACAGCCAAAGCGTTGCTGGTGGTCTTCCACAGAACCAAGTCCTTCCGACTGTTTCTGAAATGAAGATTGCTACCTACACTCTCGACTCTGCTCTCAGCTTTGATCGTCGCTATGCAGCCAAGAGCCGCATGGACGTAGTTAGCAAAACCTTCACTCGCATGGCTCAAGAAATCCTTCTTAAGCAGGAGCGCACCAGCGCCAACCTTCTTATGACTGCTCTTGCCAATGCTACCACTAACGGTTTGTCACACATCATTGATGCTACCACTGCTGGCAGCTTCTTGCTACAAGACTTCAACAACCTCATCACCCGTGCTCGCCGCATCAACACTTCCTTCTCTAAGGGCACTCCAGAAGGCGCTGCTAATGCTCGCGGCATCACTGATCTCATCATCAGCCCTGAGTTGGAAAACTCAATCCGTGCGATGGCTTACAACCCCATCAACACCAAGGGCGCTGGCGCTGCTGCTCTAGGCGGTTCCGACTACCGCTCAAACGGTATCGCTGCTCCTGATGAAATGCGTATGGCTCTATACAACTCCGCTGGTCTTCCAGAGTTCTATGGTGTTTCCCTCATGGTAATCAATGAGTTCGGCGAAAATCAAAAGTACAACACCATCTTCGACACTGTTTATGGCGGTACCTTCGATCCAGCTACTCAAGAAATCGCCGTTGGTCTTGACCGTGGCCGTGAGTCTCTCATCCGCGCCACTGCCATCGACAGCGAAAGCGGTTCTGAGTTCACCCTCATCGCTGACGACCAATACAGCATCCGTCAGAACAAGATTGGCTACTTCGGTTCTCTCGAAGAAGGCCGTATGGTTCTCGACAACCGTGCTCTCCTCGGTGTGATTGTCTAATCCACTATTTAAATCAGGGACTGCTCGAAAGGGCAGTCCCTTTTTTGTTTACTTTTAAAAGTTTAACTGTATTATAATATATGAATCTACAGAACGAATTAAATAGCATTGAACACATTAACGGCAAAGAATACAAGGAAAAGGTTTTGAAGCTAGAAAAAATTCTAGGCGTGCAAGAAGTCAATCCATTTAAGACCACTGACCCACAAGTGTTTGAAGACCGTTTGGCTGAAATGAATTATGCTGAAATGCAATCTCTAGCTATGCGTGTTGGTCTTAGCCCTTACTTGCAAAAGCCACAACTAAAGAAGGCTCTTGCCAAGCAGTGTCGCAGCTATAACCTTAATGCAACAGGCAAAATGCTTTCTCTATCAACTAAGTCTGTGCAGCTTGATCCAAACAATCCACAGCACCAAAAAACCCTTAAAATCTTAGGAGAGTTTTAATGAGCGTATATTCTGATTTAGCACACGAAGTTTTTTCTGTAGAGTTTGGCTCTGAGACTGGCACAACCACTTTCACCCAAATCAGCGGTTGGTTTTCGACTAATTTAGGGCTTCTTAATAATTTGCTTTATACAAACTTTAGCGGTTCTGATCCCTCTTTGGGAGAAGAAGAGAAGTCTATTTTTAAAGAGCTTTATTTAAGCAATTTTTATTCACGCCAATCTCGAAATGCTCTTCGTGGCATCTTGGCATCTAGTAATAATGGCGACAATATTCTTTCTGTTTCTGACGGCGACAATTCAATCACGTTTGTTAATCGCAACGAAGTTAGTAAAGTTTATCGCGGTTTATCTACAGACTCTCAAATGAAGCTTAAAGACCTTGTTTATGCTTATAACAGCTACAAGGCTGAACCTCGTCAACTTGGCGGTATTGAGGCTGGCTACCAGTCTGGGAGCGGATTTCCATACTCCTACTATCCTGGCGGTTACTTGTAAGATAAATTTAGATAATAAAAAACCCCGCTCTTTCGAGCGGGGTTTTTTGCGTTATGTATTAGAACGCTCTAGCAGAAGTACCAGAGAAGTAAATACCACGAACTGTGTCGTTAGCACCACCAATTTGAGTGGAGAAGCTAAGGTCAACACTCTTATTAGAACCAATGTCAGAAGAGTAGCTTTCGCTATCAAGACGAGCGCCTCTGAAAGTGTATTTCACAGAAGGAGTAGAGGTTCCAGGAGCGTTAATCGTAAGAGTAATGTCTCTCTCAGCACCATCGTCAATCATGTCAGCAAGGTTACGAGCTTGAACTTCATTTACAAGAGCGTTGACACTCATTGTAGCGGTGATAGGGAAGTCAGTTACGCGAGCGAACGCGAAACGACTACCAAGACGCTCAATTGGAGTGCGACTCATTGGAAGAGCAATGCTAACACTTTGGATGTTGATGGCATTATCAGAACCATCAATTGTTGAAGTTGGAGTAGCACCAGTGCCAGTGCCAGTGAATCCACCGAAGCTGAGAGTAATATCACCAGGGCGGAGAGCAGTTACGCCGTCACCACTCGTAGGTGTTGGTAGTTGAACATAGTCG